ACCCTGTAGGCATTGTCCCTATGTCACCGAGCCTCTGGAAGCCGTATGAGCCTGTGTGAGAGTGTGGGTTAGCTATGGTTGTCACTGTGCTTGTCAGGGCATCAGAGACTGAGTAACCAGCACCGCCAGTGGTAATCGTTACAGTAGCCACACCAGTGCCAGACAAGGTAGCTATAGTCACAGTAGCAGCAGTGGTTCCACCAGACAGGGTTAGGATATCTCCTACATTGTAGCCCGAGCCAGCAGCAGTTACTGTCAAGGCAGTTATAGCACCGCTAGAGACAGTAGAGACTGTGAAGGTAGCACCAGTGCCGGGACTTGGTAGTCTATGGTAGGCCAGCATAGGGTGACCAGACTGGACCAGATAGGCATGAGGCTCTGCATCGACCCCATCACCATAGGGCATAGCAGCCCCTTGCCAGTTGTTACTCAGTTAACTCAAACATAAACTCTACTGGGTTAGCAGCGCCTAAGTCTGTGTTGACTGCTGAGTTAACAGGTGTCCATCCTCTACGAGCACCAATACGACCATAGCGGTCAATGACGCAGTTGTTAGCCTCTAGCGCAAAGCCAGAAGACAACGACACTGCAGACTCTTGGATATTTAGTCCAAAGAATCCCGGTGCTGCAATACTAGCGGTCTGCGAAGGTGAAGCCATTAGACAGCATCCCAAGTAAATTCATCTGGATAGTGGTTGCCCTCGTTAGCTACATGATCTGCTAAGGAGGTCTGATATAATCCGTAAGCCTCAGAGCTGCTTAGTCCACCGTCTTCACCACGCTCTGCCAAAGCTTTAGCATAGGCTAAGAAGATAACTGGTTCTGCTGGAACCTTGATCTGGGTGCTGTTTAGGACAAGCTCTGCCTGTGGTTTAATGATGTTAAAGTTAAGAGTATATGTACCATTAGGAATAGGATATAGATCTACTTGAGTATCTCCATTAGAATCTACACCGTTAAAGTTATAGTAGCGAGGAGAACCTAACTCAGGAGTTTGATTTAAAAACTTATTATTCATATCACTGGTAGAAGCGTTCTCCATGAACCAATCGCTTGTATCATTTATAACGTCAAAAACCCTGAAGCGGATACCAGCATCAGTCATAACATAGTTAAATAGGTTAGCAGTAGTAGAGACAGTTAAGGTCTCAGATAAAGCATTCCAGTTGTATGCGTCTTCTACCTGTCTCTTAGCGTCATTAACAAATTTGCTAATAAGCTTGGAGTATGTAGTGTCATTGACGGAAGTAACCTCGTTCTCACGAAGTCTAACCAACACATCATTAACTAATTCTAGATAAGTTTTGTTTGCCATTTAGCAATCCCATTTCCTTAATGCCAGCGCCTTGCGAGTAGGTCTACCCTTCTCATCCTTCATAGGCCCCGGTACGCCACTCATACGCGCACAGAAAGACTTCCTCCTAGCTGCCTTCTTAGGAGACTTAGCAGCCTCTTTAGATGATACTGGAGGCTTTAGGTTAGCGCCTTCCTTAGCTTTGAAGTATGCTCTGCCTTTGGCGTTTAAACCACCTTCTGGATTCTGATATACCTTCTTTACCATTACCTGTACCCCGCTGTCTTCTTTGCTATCTTCTTAGGTTGTTTAACAAACTGTTTACCAGCTTTGTTGCCCTGTGCCTTAGCCTTGTTAGTTGCTGCTTTCTCTGCTGGTGACAATGCATCCCAAGCTGCATCAGGTAAATAACGCTTTTTACCTTTGCTAGGCTTCCCGTCAGAGGTTCTCCACTTCTGGGCTGACCAATCCTTTAGAGACTGTTGTGGATCTTTCTTCATGACTTGTATCCACCACCAGCTTTCTTATACTCACGAGCTAACAACTGAGCCTTACGAGCAGACCACTCACCGGGATCTCCACCTTTACTACCAGCCTTGATACGGTTAAATAGATTCTTACGCATCGTAGGCTTAGTATAGACCCCAGCTTGGTTAACCTTTGACTTAGGCTTAGTAGCCACGAGAAGAACCTTTCTTAGCTTTCTTCTTAGACATACCAGTCATGGCTAGGCCAACAGCTACTGCCTGCTTCTGAGGCATACCTTCTTTACGTAGCTTACTGATCTTAGCCGATGCTGCTGCTTGTTTTCCCTTCTTAGTGTAAGGGTATTTTTTTCCGTCTACCATTGGCATACTATTCTCCTTTAGAATTGGAACTGAACTGTCATCTCAGGCATGAACTCTACAGTTGCTATGTAGGTTACTGTCTGTGTACCTGAGTTCTGTACTCGAATCTCATCACCAGCTTGTAAGACTACCTCTGTGTTACCATCTAATAAAATAAACTCACCAGCACCTAAGTTCTTACCACCAACAATGAAGTACTCAGTGTTAGTAGAGGCATCGTACCAGTAGACCTTTGGAGTATCATTACCAGTAAGACTGATAATATACATCATCTTCCAGTAACCAGTATTCTTAGTAGGAACTGTAAGAATAGTTTCCTTGGTGGTATTAGTTCTGGTTGTAACTGCTGAGACTCTTCTGCTCATATTAACCTATTTTAAGAACTAAACTGAGTAATAGAACTACGATGAAACCAGTAGTCCCAAGCAGGATCTGTTCTAATCTCTTTAGCCTAGCGTTGATGCCTGCATAGCGTTCAGCGCACACTGCTTCATGGGTATCAAGTTGTCCTTTAACTTGGTCTGCTGTTGACATCACTATCTCCACTTAGGTCCTTCTATCCAAGCAACTAATGAATATCGTGTACCTTTTGTAACTGGGGTAACTCGATGCATTAAAAAAGAAGGGAATATAATTACATTACCTTGTTTACGCAAAATTGTTGGATCTGGAGATCCACTGTGTAAGGGGTGTATTTCTAAATTACCATCTTCGTATTCTGAAGGATCTGATAATTGAATAACCATAGAAAGTTTTCTGTGAGCACAATTAGGTGAGTCCCATAAAACATCGTTATGCCAATTATAAAATCCTTGATCGGCGGCATCGTATTTAGTAAACTGCATTTCATGTAAATGCCAAAGCTCCACACCAAAAGCACGGCGGTTTGCTTCCATAAACATATCCACCATATCAAGGTATAAATCTTTAAAGTCTGGCATCCTACCATCTAACCATCTAATTTTAGATCTACGAACCTGAGTGTCCGTCTTTGAATCAACATCAGTATTCCCTACTATTGCTTCGTGTTCTGGAAGTAAAGAAGCTAAAGAAATAATTTGTTTACAAGTTGATTGACAAAATCTATTTTCCCAAAGTTGCCACATTGCATTCATTGTTTTTTTTTTAAGTAACCTTAACAATTAATGTTGTTATTCTGTTATCTCAACCCATGAAGTTGTTGCTTCATCCCATACATAATCTTTTTCGTCTGATGGATATGGCATAGGAGGTTCCCACCGACAAGTAGTTTCATTTAATGTCCATGAAGGATATGGTTGTGGTTCTATAAAAGCATCCTTTACTGCATCATATGTAAATCCAATTCCTGCGTAGTTCTTGCGAATAGTTCCGTTGTAAGAAGTTTGCTTCCAATTGGTGTATCCACCAGACCATTGAACTAAAAACTCAATTCCAAGTTCTTCATGTTCAACACCGTCAGCATCTAATAAATGTTCATTGTCAACTACGTTGACTTCTAGAACAATATTGTTTTGATCGAGTTTTGCAAAATGAGCCATTACTGATACCTATAACGAATAATTACAACTCCTGATCCACCAGAAGCACCGGGGCCTTGAGGTCCTCCAGATACGTTGCCACCGCCGCCACCTCCACCGCCTGTATTCGTACCACCAGCACCCGGAGTATTTGCACCCGTTGCGCCAACCCCGCCTCCTCCAGTTCCACCAGAGCCTACTGACGTTGTTTGTGCGCTATCAGAACCTCCTCCTCCACCGCCAGCATAATAAGTTCCATTTAACCATTGCGCTCCAGCCCCTCCGGGTCCCGGCGTACCTGATGGGTCACCATTTGTGCCGCTTGCAGATTTTCCTCCACCGCCAGCAGCTCTGCGAGTGGTTGCATCTGAACCCGTTCCCCCAGAATTACCTTCTCCAGATGTTCCGCTACCGCCTCCAGCAGAGCGAGTGCCTCCACCGCCTGACCCTCCAGAAAGTCCTGCGGTATTGTCAAATGTTCCACCAGCGCCACCACCTGTACACGATGACGAAAACGATCCAGATATAGATGACGATGAGCCACTTGCACCTCTAGGTGCTGGGTTAACAACAGGAGCGGCTGCACCACCGCCGCCAACAGTAATTGTGTATGACGAAGCCGTTACCGTTTGCCCTGTACCGTCTCGATAACCGCCAGCACCACCACCGCCGCCTATCTTTCCTCCACCAGCACCACCGCCAGCAACAACTAAATAATCAATTATGTTGCTATCAACAGAACCTGAACCTACAGCACTAACAGAAAAAGTACCATTTCCAGTAAACGTATGGTATTTGTAATTTCCAGAAGTTGTGATAGTCCCGCCAGTCGCAGTAATGTATGAAACCCCTGCGTTACGGCCTAGAAGAGAAAGCATTATTCCACTCATAAATTAACTCACATTTCCTGCTACAACACATACCGTACTAGAGATAAACAATACGGTTGCAACTCCACGGGTTGCCAACGTCATTGTTGCTTTGTCTGAGTCTGTGCCAGCAATATATGCTGTAGTAATCGAACAAGTAATTGTGATGCTTCCAGAGGTGTTGTTGAAAATTGATATTACGTCACCCTCCGCAAATGTAGCATCTGGAATTGTTATTGAGCCGCCAGAGCCTACTTGAACGTATTCTCCAATATCTGATGTACTAAGGGTATATGAACCTGTCTTAGTTCCTACCGCTGGTATATTTCTATACCCAACCGTGTAATTAGCACCCGGATCAAAAAATGTAACTGTTCTGCTTGCAGAAAGAGTTCCGGGAGTTAGCGTTACTCGATATGAAGAACTTCCTCCAGCCCTCCCTGTAATTAAAAACCCATCTTCAGTTGACGTTGCAGTTCCAAAGTTTTGACCCGTAGCGTTATAAAAAGTATTTGCCCCGGTAAAAGCATTGTTTGCGGAGGTTGAAACATTTCCTACTGAGGAAAAACTTAGAGCGCCAGATCCGTCTGTAACAATAGCCTGTCCATTAGTACCGTCTGTTCCCGGTAGCGTAAATGTAGTTGAAGATCCTGTGTTTGCACTTTGAACAGTCGTTGTTCCCGCTCCGCTTGCATTACCTTGAAATTTTAAATTGCTCATATTAAATTCCCCATAGAACCCATTTTTGATCTGCGCCAACCGTTACAGAAGCGCCCGTTGAAATTGTCACTGGTCCAATACTTTGACCGTTTGTGCCTGATGATAAAACATAATTAGAAGAAATGATTTGAGCATTTTCTACAATTATTGAATTTACAGCAGCAGGAGTAGCCCAAATAGTATCATAGTTAGTATTACTATTTTTTTGTAATACTTGACCAGTAGTTCCTCCAGCAATTACACCCGGACCAGTCGGTCCTGTAGCCCCAGTCGGTCCAGTAGGGCCTGTAGGTCCAGTAGGTCCAGTAGGGCCTATAGCTCCTGTAGAACCAGTTGGACCAGTTGGTCCTGTTGGAATAGTAAAATCAAACACAGCCGCAGAAGAAGACCCACTATTTGCTACAGAAGCACTTCCACCAGCAGGCCCTGTAGTTGTTGTACCCACAGTAATTGTAGCTGCAGTTCCTGTTGGACCAGTCGGTCCTGTTGGCCCAGTTGCACCAGTTGCGCCAGTTGCACCAGTTGCGCCAGTTGGTCCTGTAGCACCAGTTGCGCCAGTTGGAATTCCAAATGTCATAGTTGTCGTACCAGAATTGTACGACACAGTTGCTGAAGAGCCAGCAGATAAAGTATTTGCTGTTACTGCTAAATTTTGTTGGAAATTAATAGCACTTGCTGCATCAGCGGCTGCATTAGATGCAGAGGTAGCTGCTGAACTTGCAGAGTTTGAAGCATTAGTAGCTGAAGTAGACGCTGCACTAGCACTGTTACTAGCATTAGTTGCTGAAGTTGCTGCAGCAGTTGCGCTATTAGCAGCATTAGTTTCTGAGGTAGAAGCATTACTAGCTGCCGTAGTTGCTACCGTTTCAGGAGCTACCCAAGCAGTGCCAGTATAGAAACGAAGAGTATTGTTGGTAGTGTTCCAATAAATATCACCAGCATTAAGAGGATCACCATCATTATCTACTGTAGGATCGCTAGCTTTAGAACCTAAGTATTGATCACCAAATTGATCAAAGATACTTTCTGTTTGTGTTTGAGCAGCTTGTGCTGCAGTAGCTGAACTTGCTGCATTTGTTGCAGATGTAGAAGCAGCCGAAGCTGAATTACTAGCATTAGTTGCAGAAGTAGAAGCAGCACTGGCAGAATTGCTAGCATTAGTTGCTGAAGTTGCTGCAGCACTGGCAGAATTTGAAGCATTTGTTGCAGACGTAGCTGCTGCACTGGCGCTTGACGCTGCATTTGTAGCTGACGTTGAAGCTGAAGAAGCTGAACTTGCTGCATTAGTTGCAGATGTAGATGCATTAGAAGCAGACGTAGAAGCAGCACTAGCAGACGCAGAGGCGTTTGATTCTGAAGTAGCTGCAGCAGATGCAGAGTTATTTGCATTAGTTTCTGAAGTGCTAGCATTAGATGCAGAAGTAGATGCTGCACTAGCACTTGATGCTGCATTAGTTGCAGATGTAGATGCAGAAGACGCACTGCTTGTAGCATTTGTAGCACTTGTGGATGCAGAACTTGCAGAACCTGCTGCGTTAGCTGCAGAAGTAGCTGCATTAGATGCATATTGTAATGCTATTGCAGCAGCATTAGCTGCGTCTGCTGTAGCATCACCGGGACCACCGGGACCACGATAAATAGCCAAGGTTTATTCTCCGTTAGTTTGCTTAAACAGACAGTATCTGCTTAAGAAAACTCCCCAGCCCTTGTGAGGCTGAGGAGAGCCACTAGCTAAAAGCTATTAGGCAGGAACTGCGAGAGCAACAGCAGAGCCATCACGAAGCTCAGCGACACCGTAGAGCATATCGCTGGTGAACAGAGTACCGAGATACTCTTGCTTGTACTGGGTCTGTGAGCGAACACCCATCTGCTCTGCCAACACAAATGCGTCTTTATGAGCTAGCAAGCAGATACGGTCTGTCGTTGAGTTACCAGCAGCCGTATCAGCGTTGGTGGTAACGAATACCTTAACACCAAACACGTCACCGATTTGACCGTTACGGATTGTGTTGTTACCGCCCTGCTCACCTACGAAAGCCTGCTCCGTAAAGCGAGAGATGCTCATCAACGTGTTGCGACTTGAAGGAGGAACAATCAGGAAACGATCCGTCATCGGAACGTCTTGGTCATCAAGACGCTGAATTGAACGGCGAATTCCAGACTCACCAAGAGCAGCAGCGTTAGAAGTGCTGGAGTTATACACCGTTGCGCCAGTCGAACCAATAAAAGCATTCGTGCTTGCAGCAGAGGTAGCGTAGTCATTCGTACCAATGGTAGCACCATTAACACCACGACCAAGCTGAACCAAGTCAATGTCAACACGCTTTGCTAGCGCATAGCCAGCATCGTCCGTGTAGAAGCGGCGCAGCGAAGAGAGAGCCTGAACTTCGACAATATCTTCGATCAAGCGGCTGTACTCATAGTGCTTGTTAATGTTAACAAGAACTTCAGTCTCAGTTGCAGCAATCAGAGTTACCTGACTGGATGCAGTCTTAACAGCAGCGTCACCACGGGTGGGCTTAGGAATGTGAAGGACATCACCCTTCTTGCCTTTGAAAGACATTTTCGAGAACAGGTTAGCAGCAACCAAGTTCTTCTTGTAAG